TTTAAATCTTTTATATTGAAAATATCACATTGTTTCTCTAAGTAATCTATACATAGATTTTTAAATATTTCATTTGCACGCCTAACTGTTTCCCCTGACTCATTATCTCTTTTATAGAAAGATGATAGTTCATTTGATATCTCAATAATTCTATCGTTTTTCCAAGATGGCTTCATTTTAAAATCAAACATGTTTCCATCTAGGACCAATGTGTTTAAGTTTAAATAATGAAATAAAATTTCATAGAAATATTCGTTGTTACCTGATTCTAACTCCTTTGTATATTTTTGTTGAGCCGCTAATAGAACATAGTTAAAGTACTCAGAATCGATATAATTCTTCTTGGTGATCCACATTGGATCTAATATATGTTTCGGCTTCAAGACTAGCATTGTTTATTTTTATATATTTTACAAAAATACTGTCTATAAGTTCTATCATAATTAGGTTTAATTAAATTAAATAAATAACAATATAGCACAAAAACATAATTGTTCTCATAGATGAATATTACTATAAAAATTATACCTGAAGCTGGATCTAATACTCTTACTTTTAGCAAAAATTTTAGGATATTTTCCATGCCAGATTCTATAACTGGAATCACAGGCATTGCGGATATATTAGAGGATGTTGAGACGGTTTCGCCAGGAGCAACTGATCTTCAATACTTAAAGAGATATTTTAGATACTCAGCTAATAAAATAGACTGGTCCCTCTGGTATGGATTTGAACCTACTGAGGTTTCTTCAACCGGATTAGATAGCATTAAGGACATTGAATTTGACCCATCTCAATGCGTTTATATTGAAATAAAATATGAATACGACGATGGAGGATTTGAAGAACTGGATTCACCTATAACTATAGATGAGATAAAATTAAGAGCAAAGCGCCATGATCCAGGTTTACCTAATGTGTTAACTCCGCAAGTGAGTTGTACTGATGAAAAATGCCCAGCTCTTATATTTGAACGTGAAGCTGGCTTTAGACCGTATCAAGTAGACAGTGCTATTGGAATCTATAAAGAACTTAGCTTTCATACTAATAAAATATTTGGTCATGAAGTTGTCTATTTCAGAACAGTTCCAGAATCAGATAGTGGAGACTATATTTTTAAAGAGTGGACTCTATATAAAAATGTAGACCGTAAATGTGTAAAAATCCTGGTACCAGATAATAACTTTCCAGATAATAAACCTAAATTCTCAGAATTTGGTATAGATTTTGAAGTACCTTTTGAAATTCATATAGATCATAGATATTTTCAATCTATTTTTGGAAATGATTCAGAACCTAGAAAAAGAGATTTCTTATATTTTCCATTAATCAATAGAATGTTTGAGATTCAAGGTTCTTATTTACATAGAGGTTTTATGATGGAGCCAAGTTTCTGGAAAATACAGCTCTATAAGTTTAATCCAAATATTGATATGTTAATGAAAGACGAAGATCGTCAATATATGGATAATATCATAACAAGTGCTGAAGAATTGTTTGCAGAGGAGGTCACAGAAGACATCGAGGACGCTACAATGCCTGAGCAATATAAAACCATATCTACAAAATATGACATCACTAGGGGCGCTATTCACCCAGACTTAAAAATAAAGAATATCAAGTTTAATTTTAATTACGCATCCCTTATGGAAAACTATTATGATTTAAGCGGAATTGAATACACTACTAATTCTTATTTCTTAACTAGTGATTCTCCTCTTGTTTCCACTTCTCAAGAGGTAGTAAATGTCCCTGGAACAGTCAATAATAAAAAATCATATAATGTAATTAGAGCATATGAAGAGAGTGACATATTTACAACTTGGCAAAACAATGCTTTAATGACTAATGATAAAAACATATCCGGAATAGACGTAAAATATTTAAGAGTACGTGGACCTTTTGATACTATTCCAGATCATGTAGGTCAATCTGAATCAGGGAGATATTTACAATTAGAAGCTTATAAAGATTTAAGTTTTACTAATCAAAGAAATATCATGACTGGAACAGTTGATGGAAAACCAGCAGTAACCTTAAAACTAAGAGAAACATCAATTGTTTATAATAGAAAACCAGAATTTGGCACAAATGGCGTAGACAATTTATCCTATACTTGTATGTTTAACGTTCCAGCTGATTCTGAAATTGTTAGTTTTATAAATGGTTACGACAATGAATCAGAATCTGGTATATACATTTACGCACAATTTAACAAGTATTTTAACGATCAACCTGAAGGTGATTTGATAATCAATGTTAAAATAAACAGTATACTTAAAACCTATACAATAACTAATTTTGTATCAGGAAACTGGCATGCTCTGGTTGTATCTGTTTCAAATGAATTTAAACAAATAGGTGTTTACTTATATAATGTTGTAGAGGATATTTCAGATCTTTCTAATCACACTGATTTTAAAAAGATATTTGAAAACGTAGCATCTATGCAAGAACAGTCGTTTAATATCGAGCAGCCATATACGATACCTACTTCTAACTTAAAAATATCTAACATTAGATTATTTAAGACTATGATTAAAGAGGAGCAACATGATTTTATTCTAAGTCAGCAATTTATTAAGGACGAATCGATGCTATTATTAATAGATAATTGTAGACCACAAGTTAAGGTACCGTTTATAACGAGAAATAGATAAATAATATAAGATGAATTTAGACAATCAAAACATAAGAAACTCTAATGTTCAGGATATTTTCTTAAGAAATGCAATATTGTCACTATTAGATATATTGAATCGTGAGATTATAATTGAACTAGTAAGGGATGGAGAAATAGAGAAGCATGAAATTCCTTTCTTCTATAATTTCGCAGCAGATGAAGGCTTTATGAAAGATTTTTTCATACAAGTACCTGATGGTTGTAAAATACCAGTAATAGCTGAAGGTAATTATGATATAATGCCTAGGGGAATTGTAACTCTTGACTCTTTTCAAATAAAATCTGGAGACATCACTAATAAATTTGTTAGAGCTAGCTTTACTCAACAAGAGTTAAATGATAATGATCAAAAAGTAAACAAAGCATACTCTGCTCGTTTGTATAGTTTGCCTATGTCACTTAAGTTTAGTTCTAAGATAAAATGTGATAACTTAAATAAAGCATTTAAAATAATGGAAAAGGTAATTGATCTATTCTATAAAAATAAGGTAGTGTATTTTCAATACAGAGGAGTTAGAATCCCTGCACAATTTACATTTCCAGATACAGAGGCTTTTCAAAAAGAATATAGCTTTGATTATACAAAAGACCAGCGTGTTGATGTTAGCTTTAGTATTGATATGGAAACCTATTTCCCTAGCTTTAATGAAGATACAGTGTTCTACAAAGGAAACACTATAAGACAAATTGGTTTAAATACAAAACTAGAAGATACTGGCATAAATTTAGATGATTCTTTTATAGATCAGGATCATCCACCGAGTGAATAATAAATGGAGCAAAGAATACAATATAAGATAGATTTACCTAAAGACATTCTAGTGATTCGAGATGAATTTAAAAAGAATGGCTATAAGTTATATTTAGTGGGAGGAGCAGTGAGAGATGCACTATCTGGGATCACTCCTAAGGATTATGATCTAGCCACTGATGCTCTACCTGATGAGGTTGAAAGGATACTTTCACCAATCTATAAAATGTTACCTATTGGTGAGAAGTTTGGTATATGGCTAGCTGTTACGCCAACCGGTGAATTCGAGATTGCCACTTTTAGAAAAGACGTAGGAACTGGACGTAGACCAGATACGGTTGAATTTACAACAATAGACCAAGATGTACTTAGACGTGATCTAACTATAAATGCGCTTTTTTACGATATTGAAAAGGAGGAGATAGTTGACCTCGTAGGCGGTGTAGAAGATTTAAAAAATGGTGTAGTAAAAACTGTTGGGGATCCAAAAGATCGCTTTGATGACGATAAACTTAGAAAACTAAGAGCAATACGTTTTGCAGGTATTACAGGATCAGAATTAGACAAAGAGATAAGAGATTACTTATTAGTGGATTCTGGAATGGAAGAAATATCAGGAGAAAGAATAAGAGATGAGTTCTTAAAAGGCATAGCTAAAGCAGCATCGGTTGTTTATTTCATGAACCTCTTAGACAAATATAATTTTTTTAGATCTATTTTTCCAGGTTTAAACATTAATGCAGATTATGTAGAAGAAAAAGATTACATAGTAAACCTTGCAACTCTACTTAAAGAGAACGACTCCATAGAGTTGAGAAAAAATTTAAATGTTGCAAAGTATTCAAATGAAGAAATAAATGGTATAATATTTCTTAAATCCTTAATTCATTTAAATCAAGACAACGCATTAGAAATAAAGCAGAGTCAATCTAAAGCCAAGATTACCGATGATCAAATTAGAAGATTTGCAGAGTTAAACGGTTTAGACCTTAAATTAATTAATGCTTTTATTAGGTATGCACCAAGTGTTACAGGAAAACAAGTAATGGATAAAATGAATATTAAAGGTGGACCTGAAGTTGGAAAATATATAAAACAAATGGAGGTAGATATCTTTAAAGACCTAATGTCTAATGAATCATACCGCTTTAAGTATATAAAAGAATTTGTAAATTATGAATAAGAAACATGTAAAATTATTTGAAAGATTTGATCTAGGTGATGATAGCTACACTGAAGTAATAGACAACGTGTTAGAAATGGTAGACGTGTATAACGCACCTAAAACAGATTCTAAGGGTAAACCTGTAGATGAAGATTCTGAATTAATACTACATAAAGTTATAGTTAATTTTGATTTACAAGTTATTTACAAAAGAAGTGGCATTGATGGGGTAATATTTAGTTTAAAATCTGTTGCACTTGACGGTGCTGTGATTGATTATGATGAAAACGAGCAGGATAGTTTTGATATCATAGATGACAATATTGAATTAGAAAGATATGATTCTGAAATGGGAGGGTTTCCTCTCTATATCGATACTCTTCAGATAGATATGAATAATTCATTTGATACAAAAAATTGGACGTACTCTATAAACATAGGGCACTTTGGATAATTATGATTTTAAATGTAAGAAACAATAGCTTTGTATTTCTATTTCCAGAAAATTTCTTTACTGATAATATTAAAGAAAAATACAAAGACTATTATCAAAGTTTAATACTACCTTATGATACTATAGATGATTTTATGTCATCTACAGTTCAGCAAATAGATTTTCCTGCATGGAATATGCAAACAGCTGAACAAACAAGACCTCTTGGTAAACAGCAGGACTATAAAAGTTCTAAACCTTTAAAGGAACTTTTTAATAGAGAAATATCTATCACAATGAAGATATCGGATGCATATCTTAATTACTTTATTTTTCTAGAAAATTCACTTGAGTTTCTTGATTTTTCAAATAAAACTCAAACACTTTCTCCTATTAGATTAATGATGTTAAATAATGAAGGATATAGCGTTTCATCTATAATATTTAATAATCCAATTCTTACTTCTCAAACTGGTATTAAACTATCATACAGTTCAGTGACACCGCAATTAAATACGTTTGAGATAAAGTTTAAATATTACGATTTTGATTTAAAAGTTGATTTTAATTAACTTTCAGATAGTTCTACTCTCTCCTTCTGTATTGAATAAACTTTATTGAGAACCAATAAATGGAATGTACATATTACAAGTATTGCAACCATTTCAGCATACAATAAGCTGAAGGGAACCAATGGAAGAGCTATCATATATAACCATCTACAAAATGTAAAGTTATTTGCTTTATATAGAGGATACATGCTTGTTATAAAAAAACCAACTGCCACTATATTATGAACCATTGGGTAATATTCAATAGAAAAAGCTGTAGTTAATAAGAGTAAACAGGCTGATAATCTCCACTTAGGTATTCCAATTAAATAGTAAGCTGTTAGTGAATTAGCTATAATAAACAGCGGTTGCATTTCAGTGTTCCAATAAGATGAAATAGATTTTTCATAACCGTGAAAAAATAGACATATAAAAGGTGAAAGAGCAGCGAAAACAACAACACATACTCTTAATAAGTAATCAAACCTAGTTATATTGTCGCTAATCATGTTGCACCGTCATAAAATTATTTAAGAAATATAGGGAATGCTATAATTTTATTTATATGACAAAATTCAAAATAATTTTATTTTATTAAAACTACTTTTAAAATTCCTTCAAATTGCTTTGCATTTTCAACATTAGGATACTCCTCTCCGGCTTGGGAGTTAATCATATCCATAGCTAAGTTAAAGTTTTCTTCAAAAGGCTCATTTAATTCCATAGCTATTCCTACTTTACCGCTATCTATAGTGTTCTTAGTTATTGTTCCAAGTGTTGATAAATCCATTTTTAGTTTCTCAAAATCCATAATTAAACATAAAATAATTTTGTATTTGGCATATTGTTATTTTCTAACTTATACGTTGCACCTGTTCCAGTTGGGTAAGAACTGTCTTGATACCCTTGTATGTGAATATCTGTTGAAGAAAGTCCATAATTAGTATATCTTATGCTAGGGTATCCAAAGTCAAAATCTCCCCAGCGGTTTTCCCACTTAATAATAAGGTTATAAGAGTTATTATAACTAAAATTAGTATCAAATGAATACTCTCTCCAACCGTCTCCTCCGCTAAAGCTAACACTAAAATTACTTTTAACAGTTGTTACGTTAAAAGGTGATGCTGCACTAAGTGATTCACTATTTGAAGAAAAACTAGAAGAAGTAGTATGTGCAAGTATAAGCGTTTGATTAGTAATATTTGGAGTAACCGGTGGATATGGATCATCATCTAGTTCATAATAAAATGCCAATTTATTAAAAGTGTAACTACCTCCTATTAAAGAACTTGGTATTAAAATACCGCTGTATCCGTATTTATAAAGATAATAAGCCGGCTGATAAACAGTGTTAAGTGTATTGGTTCCAATAGTAATTTCACCTCCTGTAGATGGGTTTGTTCTGGAATCTTGATTTAAAAATTGAGGCATGTGTATCATATATCTTAAGAGTAATTTTGTGCAAAGTTTCCATACATATCAGTTCCATCGTAATAGAATACTATAGTATCTATTGCGCTAGCTCCTGTACTAATTACAGGCGGTGTGCCTCCTGGCCACTTAACCGTTCCTCCTGCTATTGTATATGTTCCAATATTTACAGGAGATGCTGCTTTTTGAATAACTTTTAAGAAATAGGTTCCACCTGCTACTAAATTTGTAAA